AGTACTCTTGCGATGTACATGGAAGGACTACCTAAAGAGTTCAAGATTCCGCTGGTTGCCCACAACAGAAACCAGATGGTTCTCAAAAACAGAAGCAGACTCTTTTATCAGATCGCTGGTAATAAGTCTCGTCTGGGGCAGGGTAAAGCTATCACTTACCTACACAGCACGGAAACAGCCTCCTACGGCAACGAAGAGGGCATAGCCTCCTTGATTGCCTCTCTAGCCGAGAAGAACCCCGAGCGCCTGTATATGTTTGAGAGTACAGCCCAGGGCTTTAACATCTTTCACGACATGTACAAGACCGCGAAAGCAGCCCGCACTCAGCGGGCAATCTTCTGCGGCTGGTGGCGTAACGAGTACTACAGCGTAGACGCAGACACCAACATCTACAAAGTCTACTGGGATGGCAAGCTCACTGGGGAAGAGAAGGAGTGGGTCAAAGACATCAAGAAACTCTATGGGTTTGAAATCAACTCTCGCCAGATGGCTTGGTGGCGCTGGAAGATGCACGAGGGTATCAAAGACGAATCCCTGATGTACCAAGAGTTCCCGCCCACAGAGGACTACGCCTTTGTGATGACCGGCACATCCTTCTTCTCTAACAGCCGCTGTACAGACGCCGCTAAACTCGCCAAGAAAGAAGACCCTGACCACTACCGCTACGTCTTTGGGCAGCTCTTCCAAGACACAGAAGTCATCAAGTCCACAGAGCGTTTGGGAACCCTCAAGATTTGGGAAGAACCCGTAGACACCGCCTACTACGTCATCGGCGCAGACCCTGCTTACGGGTCAAGCGACTGGGCAGACCGCTTCTGCATACAAGTGTTCCGTGCCTACGCAGACCGCTTAGATCAAGTAGCCGAGTTCGCTACCAGTGAGATGAACACCTACCAGTTTGCGTGGGTTATTGCTCACTTGGCTGGCGCTTACAAGAACTCTACTCTGAACTTGGAAGTGAATGGCCCGGGGCAAGCCGTCATCAACGAGATACGCAACTTGAAACGCTTGGCAACCGCTATGGGCGGGGCAACAGGCGTAGGACTCATGGACGTTCTGGGTAGCATGACCAACTACATCTGGCGGCGTAACGACACGCTAGGGGGCCTGTCTAACAGCATCGGGTATCTGACCACCTCCAACAGCAAAGAGAGAATGCTGCAATATATGAAAGATTACTTTGAGCGTGGGATGATGGGCATCAAGAGCATGGACACCCTAGAAGAGATGAAAGGTGTGGTGCGGGAAGACGGCTTTATCGGCGCTCCTGGTCGCGGCAAGGACGATAGGGTCATCGCCTCTGCCCTCGCCGCCGTAGCCTACGCAGAACAAGTACAGCCTCGATTGATTGCCCAAAAGATTACCTACAACGTCAGCAAGGCACAGGAGAACTTCACTCCCGAGCAGCTTGGGGTCGGGCGTAACGTCAGTGATTATCTTAAAAGGATTGGAATGTATGGAGCTTGAAATACTTGTTGACGCCCCAAATGGGGAAGGTGACCGGGAAAAAATCTACAAGATGTTTCAAGAACAAGGCTACTGTGTACGCAGCCTGACACTAAAAGAATTTCAGCAAAGTAAAAAATACTATTTTCAAGTCATGGTGGAACAAAGTGACTCCTTTAAGCAAGACTGAACTCAAACGTCAGATCAAAAAGTTCCTGCACGACAAGGATAGAGGCATCTCTGTCGCCTTGTTTGCAGAGCTTTCTGGGGTTTCTAAGACCATGCTGATGGATGTTTTCTACTACGAGAAGGAGCCACTATCAGAGATGGTTCAGCGCAGGGTTAACAAAGCCTACATGCAGTGGAAAGCAGGCTCAGTCAAGATAATGAAGCGGCAAGACAATACCCGCTATGTGGACTACAGACGCACTCCAGAACCCCCTATCATGCACGGTATGGGGCTAAAAGTAACGTCAGAAGGCATCAAACTGCGTGTTGGCATGGTCAACCGGCACGATTACAGCGAAATCGACCTAAACGAAGCACTAAGAGGGTAACTATGGCTATTTTGAGAGACTATTACTGCGAATCACACGGAATCTTTGAGGCATGGGAGCCTAATTGCCCCATGAAGCATTGCAGCGCCCCAATTTCCATCATTCACCTCAAACCTGTGGGCATGAAGTCCGACAAAACCAAAAAAACGGACAAAACAGTCAAGCAACTAGCCATTGACTACGATATGACCGACATCAAGACCACCAGAGAGGGTGAATATCAAACAGGCTACATGAAACGCAACAATCAGCTTACTGACAAGCAGTTTGCTGAAGCAACAGAGGCTATGGAAGCCCAAAACAAACAATCACGACCCGGAGACGCCGCTATCTGGGGCGGCGGCGGCAATATCAACATGAAATCCGTTATGGGTGGACAATTTAAGTCTGTTAATGGAGAATCTGTTGGAATTAACCCCAAGTCAGCAGGTAATTTGACAGGGCCAGCGCCAGCCAGTTACATCCCTGACCACGAAAACTTACAGGTAAGCAAGCCATGAGAATCCCGTCCAACTCTCAAGACCGTGAAGAATTTTATCTTGACCTGATACAAAAGTGTTTGGTGTCTCGTGAAGAACGTAAAGTTGATTACGGCTCCCTGAGAAGTTGGTATTTGTTTGGCAACGGGCCGGATGAAGCTCCGGCTCTGTACAACAAAATCTTTCCTCACATTGACCAGCTCACCTCGTTCCTCTACTCCGCAGAGACAACCCGTTTCAGCATCCAGCTAGGCGCGGCTGTTCCCGACCAGGAGAACATGAAAGTTCCCACGCTGACTCGTGCGCTCAATGATGAATGGCTCAACTCCAACGCTGACCAGGTTTTCTCGGCAGCAACCACTTGGGCGCTGTGCTACAACTCCTGCTTTGTTAAGCTCGTCATCAACAACGGTCTGCATCCTTACCTTGTTGAGCCTTCTTGCATAGGCGTACTGCGTGAAGATACGCCGTATATGGACAGGCAAGAAGCGATAGTCCATACCTATTACATCACCAAGTCTGAATTGTTTGCTCGTCTGTATTCACACCCCAAGCGTGAAGAGATTGTCCGGCGTGTTGGCTCTATGCCNCACGAACGCACAGACATTGCCAACGGTATTGAGCGCATCATCCTTTCGCAGTCCAACCCCACCATGTACGGTAACGTCAACCTTGATTTGGCTGGCGGCAACCGCTACAAAGCAACGGTGGCAGAAGACACTGTAGAGATGACAGAACTGTGGGTCTGGAACGATGACATTCAAGACTATCAGGTCGTAACAAAAGCAGACCCTGACGTCATCATTTATGACCGCCCAGGTGAGTCTGTGTTCATCAAAGGTGAACTGCCTTTTGTGCAAATTGCCCCTAACCCGCTGTATGACTACTTCTGGGGCGGCTCTGAAGTTCAGCGTCTGGTCTACCTCCAGCAACTGCGTAACAAACGCATGGCTGAGATTCTCGATCTGCTGAGCAAACAAGTCTCTCCCCCTACAGCACTCATCGGCTTTACTGGCATTCTGGACGAGAAGAACTTTGCGCTTAACCGTGCTGGTGGTTTGCTTGCCACTGACATGCCTAACGCAAAAGTTGAGAAGATTGCACCGCAAATTCCTCCTGATTTATTCAAAGAAATCGGGGAAATTGATGCCATGTTTGAAGAGGCATCTGGCATTGTTTCTGTGTTGCAGGGCAAGGGCGAGTCAGGTGTTCGCTCCTCTGGTCACGCTTCTCAGCTTGCCCGCTTGGGTTCATCACGTGCAAAGAAACGTGCGCTGGTTATCGAGGACAGCCTAGAGAAGTTGGCTACGCTGTACCTGAAAGCCATGCAACTCTACGACAACACGCACTTCACAGATGTGAACGGGCACAAGTTCATTCCTGAGCAATTCACTAAAGACTTTGTAGTGAAGGTGGATGCCCACTCTAACTCGCCCATCTTTATGGAAGACTTACGCCAGCTTGCATTCAATTTATTCAAAGCCCAGGTCATCGACAAAGAATCACTACTTGACTTGCTTGAGCCTCCAATGAAACAATTGCTCAAAGACCGTCTGAAAAAGATGGAAGAAAAGCAAGC